AGAACAGTTACAGTTGTTACCTGAATCGATGAAAAATCAAATTGTACGGTCAATGTCAGCAGAGCCAACTGAATCTCAACGCCAGGGTATCAAACAATTTCTTACTGAGTTTGTCAACAGACGAAAAGATCTTGACATAACTATATACCCAAAACATTTTTTAAATTGGATAAGTTATGTGGTATAGTCGTGTTGTTGCCAGTCTTGATGCTATTCCAGACTTCATAGCACACTACGAGCGTGAAATAACTGACGCTAAAAAAGACTGCCGCATTGCTGGAATTGTAGAAAAAAACATAACAGCACTTCCGGGCATTACCGAGTTTAGATACAACCAGCTGCAAGAAATTGAGGCTGTGTTGAACTATCTCAATATCCAACTGCGCAAGATCCGTAGAAAGCACTTTCAAAAGTACTTGGAAGGCTATGCCCGTGCGCTTACGTCACGTGATGCTGAAAAGTATGTGGATGGCGAAGACGAAGTGATTGACTACGAAACCATAATCAACGAAGTAGCATACCTACGCAATCGTTGGCTAGGCATCATGAAGGGCCTGGATACCAAACAGTGGCAAATGGGCCACATTGTACGGCTAAGAACTGCTGGCATGGAAGACATCCAGGTATGAAGCAAGAGCAGTTTGAGCAAAAAACTCAACAGGCGTTAAGCGAACAAGAAGAACTGGAACAAAGACAGCAACAGACTCGCAGCCAGTTAACCCCTGAAGAGTTGGCCTGGCAAAATGATCTAGAAGAAATACAACTTGTACTAATAATTGTTCTAGTTGCAAGTTGGGGTGCTTACTGGTATTTTTCAGTTCACCTATGACTCTTGTCAAGGATTAATACCATTACTCCAAAGATCGGGGTATTGTTTAGCAATGGTTACCAACACAGGATCTAAAGCATCAACTCCTACATTTTCTGCTTTCATCTTGCCTTTTTTAACCACTTGATTCCAACTGTTATCAAATATCGCATCAGCAATTCCTTGACTGCTGCGATTTACTTTCTGCTCCCAACTTGGAGTTTCTCTTTTGGCACTGATTTGCGCAGTTTTGATATTTAGATTGCCCATGATAGTTAGATGCCATCCTCCAACCACATGTGCAGGAAACTCGCCCATGCTTTTGTTGCGACTGACATAAAATCTCATGACATCTTCAGGAAGATGTTTTACTCGCGTCATTTTGGTTCCAGGCCAGAATCCATAACGACCTTTCCATTCTAAGAAACAAACTCTATACTCTTGATACCAGCATATTCTTTGATTTTGATCAATAAGTTCAATGGCCTGATCTAACATTCGTGGATCCCAAAATTCATCGCCGTCACTGAATGCCACCACTGATTCTGGCTTGTTTAGGCCATGCACTAATTCTAATGCCCGACTGCGACTTTGCCGCTCAACTGCTCGTCCTTGATTTTTTAAATCTAATTGGTCAAATTCTGTAGTATCAATTTTCACGTAATCATACACAATTTTTTGTTGTAACTCAGGAGACAGTTGATCAAAAACATGGTCAAAATGTTTGGCATGTGGTTGCATGGTAAAACTGTGATCAGCCTCCACTACAACAAAATGCTCTACCCAGGGCGCAAGGTATTGTATTCGTGTGAGAAAAAGATCTGTTTCGTTGTAGTATAAAAAGCTGTCAATTATCATATTAAAATTGGTAAATTATTTGGTAGCGATCGTAAATGGGAAATCTTCCTTGACTTTCAAGATATTCTGCTATCCTACGACCTTTGCCTGTACGCTGGCCGTCGCTGAGTTTGCGACAATTGTCGTCTATGGCTACAAGTGTTCCAGGTTGTAGATGAGATTCGATAACTTGAAATTCTTTCAAGTGATGATTGGCACTGGGTTGATCATTGGCCCATTTTACATCCCAAGAATCAAGATAAAATAAATCTACTTGATCAAGATCGTGTAAATGGCTTAGCCATTCCACACTGTCACTGCAAGTTACAATAAAATGGTTGCTAGGCAACAGAGATTGCGCAACAGCACACGCTTCAGAGTCAATATCTACACTGCGAACTTGTCCACCAACTGCATCAACAAACTCTGTAAACAATCTGGCACTCTGCCCATCTTTCCAATTGTCTATTTTGCGCAAAGTTCCAGTTTCTATAATGTTGAAGTTCGAAGATTTTTTCTTCAGCAACAAGTCAAACATCAATGCAAAGCCATCAGCTCGATGAAACATACCTTCAGTCAGACCACGTTTTGCTCCTGATGTATTGACATTAAGAAGAGGATAATAGTGTTTGTGAAAATGCTCAAGCCAATTCATTGTGATTTTTAGGGAAAGTTTACGTGGCTTATACGATTATCAATTTGTACCAAATTATAATCTTGTGTTGTAGCAAGAGTTTTTGCAGTTTGATTGTTTCGCACAAACAAACAAGCACTGCATTGTTTTCTTGGATCAAAAAATGGTTTAACAAGTTCAGTAAATAATTTTTGTACTTGTGTGTTTTTTACTGTTCCCCATTTGTCACTATTAAATTTGCGTTCGGGAAGTTGACCGTCTGATCCTGGCTCACCAGTGATTTCTTCTGCCAGCACAGTGACCGAATCGCACGGATAGCAACTGCTATAGCCAGCATCTTCGTGACCGGTGGTATCCCAAAACACATTAAAACTTTGCAAATGGCACTGTCCTTCGTCCCAAAGATCATCAGCTTCTTGTTGGGTACCATGATACTTCAGTTGGTGAAATATGTGGCCAGTTGGTGTTCCATCTTCTTTGATTAAGCCAAGTGCAAAAAGTCTTTCTGCTAGAGATTGATGACTGCGTAATTGTATATCTCTAGACAAATTGCAATCAGTTAACAATCGAACATAATCTGCGCCCCAGGCTTGCGCTGCTGATTCTAGCCTTGACAATATTTCATCTTCAGTCCATGGACCATACACATAACTCAGCCCCAACGTGATATCAGGATTGTGTTTTAGTGTTTGAGGTATACGTTGTAAATTAAATTTTCCTTGAGGATAAAATGGACTGGCATTTTCTGGAGTAACACTGATGCGTACCCAATCAAAATGTTGATAAATGTCATCAGACACCTTGGCAGGAAATCCGTTTGTGATCAATCCCAAGCTAATATCTAATTGACCAAGCCATTCAACGAATTCTTCAAAATGCGGCCATATGTTAGGCTGCCCACCACCGCTGAGTATTAACCCTCGAAGCCTGATATCTGACCCTGTGATGCTTTTGTACAGGTCATTGTATTCTGGATAGTGCGAGCGATTGTATTCTGCTTGATCAAAATACAGTTTTGAAACAAAATCTTTGGCTTCTTGTAAAGTTACACTGTCTTTTTTGTTGCGCCCGATAGTAGAACAGTATTGACAATGACTCATACAAACTTGATGGTTGGTCATTGTGGCTCTTATGATGCTGCCCATTCCTGTATCGCGTAGTTTTTTAAAAATAGGCCAATGATAGTTTAATTTTTCTCCTGTGGCAGTATAAGAACTTTCTTGCACAGTCTTTGTGTGCCTTACATCTTTGGGATCAATCTTTTTGCGACTAGGCGATGCCACACGCATTGTGACTGGACCTGATTGTGTAAGGTACATACCTTCAGTAGGCCCAAATAGTTCTATGTTTTTTGCCAATTCATCAAACTGGTCTGGACTAATAGGTTGCATGTTTAAAAAACGACCTTGTGAGTCTAGCAATTGTACATCAGTGTGAACTGCAAAGTGATTGCCAGCACCTTGATATCGTAGCACAAGCTCATACTGATTTTCGTTTTGTCTAAAGGTCAGACTGTATTCTCCTGCCTGACTTTGTTTTAATACTTGCATAGATTATTTTTTGAGGGTAAAGAACCCATCACCTTGACTGTTGCGTTCGGCCCAATTGTCTTTGATACCTTGCACACGATGTTTTACATGCACAGTGGACCATCCGTACTGTTTGAATTTGTTTGTCCACCATGATTCATCATTGATTTGAACATGGCTACGATCCAAATGATATTCAGGAATTCTAAATACTCCATTGTCCCCCAAGGGAATCACATGCCACATGTTGTTGGCTAAACTGCTGTAATTTTCTAAAAACATGTTCAACGGCTGATCAGGTACATGTTCTAATACATCTTTGGTAATTATCCAATCAAATTTTTGCCGCCAAGGCACTGGGTTGTCGTTAGTAATCAATGCCACAAAGTCTCTAGTGTCAGGATCTGCTTGCCCTACAGCATATTCACTAACATCAACCCCACGTGCATCTATGCCCAGCAGGCGCAATGCTTTGGTCACATAACCTTTGCCGCAACCATAATCTAATACTTGATCTCCAGTTTTGAGACCAAGTTCTTTGATAATATAGTACGCCATTGGAATAGTCAGTTCGGGTATCCATCGATAATTTACATAGCAACTTTTACCACTGGCTATACCATCTTCGTAGTATTTTTTATCATAAAAATTTGAAAGCAGTTCCATTGACAATATTTAGTGCTGTAAACTACGTCTATAAATATGTGATGAAATCTCCCAGAGCCACTGAAATATTTTTAAATCAAATTTGGAATAGTTCTAATCTTGGATTTTATGTTGAAATTGGTGCATTTGATGGCGTGAGAAAAAACAGCACCATTATATTAGAACGACTGGGTTGGGATGGGGTTTGTGTTGAACCTACTCCGAGTAGTTTTCAATCTCTCAAAAATAACAGAAAATGTCGTTGCTTGAATGTTGCAGTATATGATCAGCCTGGCCAACTTGAATTTGCAGTATTTCCGACCAGACCAGAATGGAATGGAATTATTGAAACTTTTGATCATCACCATCAAACACATTTGAATCATCAAGGCGAACAGTATAAAAATCATCCGTGGGAACAGCCAGAAATTATTCAAGTTCCGTGTGTGACCTGGACTGATCTTGAACTGCCGCTACATATAGATTATTTGCAAATTGATGCCGAAGGTGCAGAACTTAAAATATTAAATTGCATAGATTGGGATACAGCAGACATAACTTTTATTTGTTTAGAAGATGTTCCGGGCACAGAAGGTAATACTGTGTTAATTGATTTCATGCAAGATAAGGGATACAAACTTGTGTTTCAACAAAAATTTGATAACATATGGAAAAAAACAAAATGAAAATTGTACTTGTCACAGGCGGCTTTGATCCACTACATTCTGGACACATTGCTTATTTTAAATCTGCCCGCACACTGGGCGACATGCTGATTGTAGGACTTAACAGTGACGAATGGCTGACTCGTAAAAAAGGCCGGCCGTTCATGCATTGGACGGAAAGATTATGTGTGATAAACAATCTTGCCATGGTAGACGAAGTGTACACATTTGACGATGCGGATGGTTCAGCCAAGGAGTTCATACGTCAAGTACGAGCGCACTATCCTGACGCAACACTGGTATTTGCCAATGGCGGAGATCGTACTGACAAAAATATTCCCGAGATGGATATAGCAGATGCCAATCTAGAATTTGTGTTTGGTGTGGGTGGCGAAGATAAAAAGAATTCCAGTTCGTGGATTCTTGAAGAGTGGAAAAAGCCCAAGACAGATCGAGCCTGGGGATACTATCGTGTGCTACATGAAGTTGGTGCTAACACCAAACTCAAAGAGCTTACTGTTACACCCAAAACTTGTTTGAGCATGCAACGGCACGACAAACGAGCAGAGTTTTGGTTTGTGGCCGAAGGCGAAGCCACAGTATACACACTAGATTCCAGTACAGATAGAGATGTCAAAGATCACATGACCATACATGAGTCATGTTGGATCAACCGGAACGAATGGCATCAACTGTGCAACGAAACTGATCAGCCACTCAAATTGATTGAAATACAGTTTGGAGAAAACTGTGTGGAAGAAGATATTGAACGTCAATGAAAAATCCCTGGAGTGATAGATGGGCATTTGTAAAAAATTACATTCCAGATAACACAAGTATTATTGATTTTGGATGCGGCAACAAAGAATCATTAGATTATGTTTATCCCACAAGATATCTTGGTGTTGATCGTTTGTCTTGTGCTGATCTTGTGGCAGATTTAGACCAGAATTTTGTATTGCATGACAAATTTGATCTAGCATTATTGCTTGGTGTTCTTGAATATGTTAAAGATCCTGAATACACTTTAAATAACATTGTTGGTAATGCAGATAATTTTATAGTTCTTTGTCTTGCTGCAAAAAAAATCAAACCAGAATGGCAAAGAGTGTTCACTCAACAAAGTATAGACAACTTGCTGCAAAAATTCTTTGCAGAAGTAACACACCATGCACATGGCAGATATATTTTATCAGTATGTAAAAAATGAAACTAATTCCTATTTTTGTAGGGTATGATCCACGCGAAGCCATTGCATATCATACCTGTGTAAACTCAATCATTCGCAACAGCAGCCAACCGGTGGCCATTGTGCCAGTGGCACTGAACTTGTTTCGAGACTATAGTGAAACACACACCGACGGCAGCAATCACTTTATTTACACACGATTCCTTGTGCCACATCTCATGCAATACGAAGGCTGGGCAATATTCATTGACGGCGATATGATTGTGCGCGGTGATATTGCAGAGCTTTGGGAATTGCGAGATGCTTACAAGGATGTAATGGTAGTCAAGCACGATTACAAAACATGTATGACTGAAAAATATCTTGGCGCCAAGAACGAAGATTACCCACGCAAGAACTGGTCAAGTGTGATACTGTGGAATTGTAACAGTCATCCCAATAGAAAACTAACATCTGAATTTGTGCAAAAAGCCACAGGTGCTGAACTACATCGCTTCTCCTGGCTTGATGACAAACGCATTGGTGAACTGCCACCAGAATGGAATTGGTTGCCTGATGAATACGGGCCAAACCCCGACGCCAAGCTCTTACACTATACCTTGGGCACTCCATGTTTTCATGAGTTTGCGGATACGCCACAAGGCAACGAGTGGCATCGAGAACGTATGCTTACAGAATATTGTCAACAACGAATATGATTTTTCACAGCAAAGATGGCAAGGACGAATACATCAATATGCTTGCACACGGCTGTAGGCAACAGCCAGTTGTGGACAGCGAGTTTGATTATGATGCTAGTAACGAACCTATAGTTTTACGTGGTATATTAAAGCATAAAATTATGAAACGCTGTTGGGAAGATAACCGCGACTTTTATTATGTAGACACTGGATATTTTGGCAACGGTCGATGGAAAGAGTGGCATCGTATTGTTAAGAACAATCTTCAACTTACTCACATACAACCTCGACCAGGTGACCGTTGGGAAAAACACGGAATTAAGTTTCAACCATGGAATTACGGCAGCAAAATTATTATTGCCGCACCTGACGAAAAACCTTGTAAATTTTACAACGTGAAGTTAGATCAATGGATAGAACACACTGTTGCCACTATCAAACAACACACTGATCGGCCTATAGTTGTTAGACACCGTGCTCAAAAACGAATAGACAGAATACAAACAGACACACTGGCACAGGCATTAACTGATGCACATGCATTGGTCACATTTAATTCAAATGCTGCTACAGAAAGTATTTTGTTAGGGGTGCCAGTTTTTACTTTGGCGCCAAGTGCCGCAGCCCCAGTTGGGCTTCAAGATCTCAGTCAAATTGAAAATCCTCGTTATCCCAACCAGGATGAATTGTATGCTTGGGCATCAAGCCTAGCATACAATCAATTTCACGTTGAAGAAATGAAGAACGGATCTGCATTACAAATAATTCAAGGTATGTCATGAAAAAATTCACAGTTGTGCATAGAGTTGATCTAAACAATGTTGGCGACTTGGCATCAAATCCATTGCAATATTTTTTAAATAGAGATGAGTATGATGTTGTTGATATTGTTGACATTGAGCAACAATCGTACGACAGCACTTTGCCGCTGATCATTGGTGGTGGCGGATTGATCAACAATGATTTTTTTGGTGATACATTACGCAATCTGTTGATTTCTGCTGATTACAGTCAATTGATGCAATTGTGGCAACAGCGTTGGACATTATGCAATTCAGCAAATGAAGATCTGCACTCAGAGTTCTTAGAACAATATCAACAGTTTATCAAACACTATGTAGACAGACTAAACACTACCAAAGCCAAACGTTTCCTTTGGGGAGTTGGGCACAATGGTGACGTCAATCGTAAAAAACCACAATCCGTAACTTACCCGTCGTGGCTGAGTGATTTTGATTTGATTGGCGTGCGTGACTTTAAACAAAATTTGCCTTGGGTTCCTTGTGCCAGTTGCATGCATCCTGCATTGCATAAAAAATATGAAATTAAAAATGATGTCATTTGGTTTGAACATAAAAAACAAATAATCAAAGACTTTGGGAGTGACTCAATTCCACGCTTTGTGAACTCAGGCAGTAATATTGATCAAACCATTGAATTGTTGGGTAGTGCCAATGTTATTTTAACTAATAGTTATCATGGAGCATATTGGGGTGCGTTGCTTGGCAAGAAAGTAATTGTAGTAGGTTCATGGAGTTCGAAGTTTTACTTGATGCGGCATCAACCTGTGCTTATTTCAGCCGATGACAACTGGAAAGCAGCAGTTGACAAAAGTAAATTGTATCCAGATGCTCTAGACGAATGTGTTGCTGCAACAGAAAAATTTTGGAACAAAATTAAAGAACAAATATGACTCTGAGTATTGCTGTATATCATCGTTCAATTCCAAACGCCAAAAATCAAGAAAAATTAGATGTTTTAAGATTTTTCAGTGAAGGCGCTCGTCGCTGCGGTGATCAAGTTGATGATGTACACGACAAATTTTACAGGAATGTTGACGTTGCAGTAATACAAGGATGGGTAACGGAAGGGGTCAATTTAAGAGCACACTTAGAGATCAGAAATCGAGTCATACGAGATCAACTCAAATACAAAAAACATGTTGTGGCCATTGACAGTAATTTATTTTTGTATGCAACTCCAGGAAATCCGCATCACTACCTAAGATTTAGTTTTAATAGTGTCTTTCCAGATCAAGGCATATATTGTGATAATCTAATAGATCCCATTCGTTGGCAAAAAATCAGTAGAGATCAGGGCATCAGTTTAAAAGATTGGCGTACCAACGGCAATCACATACTGTTATTGTTACAACGCAATGGTGGTTGGAGCATGGGTGCATTTAATGTGCAAGCATGGGCGTTAAATGTGATTGAACAAATTAGAAGTTATAGTGACAGACCAATCGTGATACGAGCACATCCAGGTGACAAAGGAGCACTCACTTACTTGAATCCTTCCACAGGACAATGTTGTATTCCATGGGGACCAAAATTAACATTGAGTACCAACCCCAACTTAGTTGATGACCTTAGAGGCTGTTGGGCTGCTGTAAATCATAATTCTAGCCCGGTGGTGGCAGCAGCAATTGAAGGTATACCAATATTTGTCACAGATTCAGGCAAAAGTCAATGTAAAGAAATTGCTAATACTAATTTTTCTCTAATAGAAAATCCTGGACTGCCAGACAGACAAAGTTGGGTAGAACGTTTGAGTATGTTCCATTGGAAGTTTGATGAATTGCAGTCAGGAGAAACCTGGGCACACATGAGAAAATATGTTTATTGACGCATGCCAGGAAACACTGTGCGTTTTACTTGTTCGTTGTCGTGATTAATTGTGTGAAACAAATCAAACGGCAACTCTAACTGCCTGCAAAGATCAGCCATGGCGTTGGTGTCTTTGGGCAGGCACATTCCTCCGTAACCACGCATGTCAGGTCCGCAGGCTAGATAATTTGCACTTGCTGTGCCACGAAGCAAAAAAGTGTTCAAAACAGTATCATAGTCTGAATTTAATTTTTCGCATACTTCATACATGACATTGGCAAATGTCACACGTAAAGCGTTGAATGTGTTTGAATAATATTTCAATATTTCTGCTTCAGTGGGTGTCATCTTCACACAATTTTTTGGTAACCAGGCATGGGCTTCGCATACTCTATGCCAAGCACGGTCGCTGGCTGCTCCTACTGCCAGTAAGTCGTGATTTCGAATAAAATCTTCTAGAGCTGATCGTTCACGCAAAAATTCAGGCACAAAACAAATGTCTTTGTCCTGGTATTGATCAATCAAAGACTGAGTAGTACCAGGAATGCTAGTGGACTTTAGTGCAATTACTCCGTAATAATCAAGATCCTTCAAACCGCGTATGGTGTCGTGAACAATAGTCAAATCACATTCGCCATCAGCGCCCTCAGGAGTTGGCACACACACAAACACAATTTCAGTGTCCAATAGATCATTCAACGAAGTTTTTAATTTTGGATCGTGAATCTTAACCTTGTGTCCCAACATTCTAAAACCTTCGCCACAAGCAGATCCTACCACACCCCAACCAGCAACACCTATTTTCATTTTAAACTTTCTAGAGTCGAACGAATACCTTCTGGTAATGTAATCTTTGCTTCAAAGTCAGTCAAAGAATGAAATTTATCAATTGCTCCACATCGACGTTTTACTGAACCTTCGGGTGCTGGCATACAAACAACATCTCCAGAGATACCTGCTTCACGCAATATTTGAATAGCCAAATCTTGGATTGAAATCTCATCATCAACTCCAATGTTTATAATTTGATTGGCAAATGGTTGTTCAAATATGACTCTGCATGTTGCTTCTATAGCATCTGAAATGTACATGAAACTTCTAGTATTTTCCCACCCGTGTAATGTTAGGTCACCAATAAGAGCACGTTCATAAAACTCTGGAATAAAATGATCTACTTGCCCAGGTCCATACACATTGTGATAGCGAATAATAGCATACTCTTGACCCAGTTGAGCATGAGCCGCGACACACTGGATTTCATTTACAATTTTGCTGCCACCATAACTCCAACGTGGATTGGTTACATCGCTAATTACCAATGGTACTTGTTCATCTGTGGGTACAGGATAATCAAACAAGTCCACGGCACCAGCATAACTTTCACAGGTGCCAGTAAACACAAAACGTTTTACTTGGCCTGCATATCGGTCCAGTAGATATTGTGTGGGCAGCACACTATCACGTACCACATCAAGTGGGCGATTGTAAAAGTGTTTGGTTCCGTTGTGCGCGGCCAGATGAACCACAATGTCCACATCTGGTAACGAATCTACATTTGCTTTTACAGTTAGATCACACCCATCTGTGCGGTCTGCTCTAACTACTACATGTCCTTGTGTTTCTAAAGCAGGCACAAGGTGTTGGCCAATAAAGCCACTACTGCCAGTTACTAATATTTTCATAAATCTATTTACTCATTCCCTTAGCCTATAAATAAAATTACAAATGAGGACACAATGAAAATAGACGTTATGACCA